GTCATTTAGCGGAAAACCAAGTTTAGAAAATATCGATCCGACTGCTAACGACGGCTTTTGGCCTGCGTTAGCAATGGCGGACTTGGTGAGCAAATATCGCATTCCCTCAGAGTATGACACGCCAGTGATCGAGACCGGTTTGAAACTCGGCATGATCAAGGTGAACGAAGAACTCGAACGGGTGAAAGAGTTGGTCAGTGTCTCGCACGCTACGTTTACGGATTACACAAGCTCGGACGGGATGCCGAGCGACCAAGGAGAGTTTTTAAACGAACTGTATGCCGCAGCGGTGTATTGCCGTGCAAAAGCCTTTTTAGTGCAGCAATTTAACAGTATGCGTAAAACACCTAACACCACCGGTGAAAACGATGAAATTCAAAACACAGAAAGCCATTGGCTAAACGAGTGCCAGTATTGCGTGAGTCGCCTGTTAGCGTTGCATTTTCCTGATGAAGATTTTGCGAGAACGGCTGATCTATTAGCGGAGCTGATCTAATGCAAAAGTTAGAGGCGCTTTCTCAATTTTTAATAGGCAAAGCTTATACCGCGATTAATCAATTTGATTCCTGGACAGAAGACACCAAGCTGCATCCACTGTTTAAAGATGACGGCGAGGGCTTAACCCTGTTTGAAATGGAATACACCGCTGTGTTTGCTTGGACCGATCTTAATTTCAATATCAAACGACCAGAGGAGCTGTTTGCCAACGTGCTTGTTTGGTTGTACGAGCATGACAGTGAGCGTGTTGAACGCGGTTTGGATCATCCTGATTTTGATGTGGATGTGAAAGACAACACTGTGGCGGATGTGGAATTAAAACTGACCTTTATTGAACGTGTCGGTGCTGTGCCAGATCCAGAGGGTGCGATTGAAATCAACGGTGAGAACTACCGACTCGACACCGTTCCTGTGTGGATAGCAACAGAGGGCGAGGTGATCGCAGATGAATGATGTGGTCGTCAATGTCGTTGGCATGTTGCCGCTTAAGCGTCAATTAGAGCTAATCAAAATGCCTGCCTCACAGCGTAGACGCATGATGTATCGCATTGGCAAGCGTGTTGAACGTGATAGCAAACGCCGTATTAGACAACAGCGCGATCTCGCTGGTCGTGCCTTTACGCCACGCAGCAAACAAGCCAAAAAGCGCGGCAAGATGCTGCGTAAGTTAGGCAAGGAACTTAAAACCTATACGCGTGGCAGCACTGAGGCCGTGGTGGGGTTTAAGCGTTATTCCTCTGCGCGTATTGCAGCGAAACACCAATATGGTCATGAGGAAATTGTTCGCGCTAACAAACAGCCAGCCAGCAGTGCCTTTTATGACAAACCTGCTACACGCAAACAAGCCAAAGCATTACGTGATGCAGGCTTCAAAATTAAAAAAGCAAAAGGACGTGGCACGAAAGCACCAACTTTACGTTGGATCACAGAAAACCTAACCATCGGCCAAGCCGGTTATGTGTTGCGAACACTGCGTGAGTGGGCAGGCGATTTGCCGTTAGACAGTTGGAAGACGGTATTGCCAGCACGTTCGTTCTTGGGGGCAACCGCCAAGGACATTGCTGATTACACCGATGACTTATTTAAACAAATGAAACAGGAGTTCGCGTCATGACGTTTCCTAGCGTAACGGTGAATGCCGTTAATTTAAACCAAGGCCCATTCCCAACCGTTGAAAAGTATTTTTTATTCATTGGCGAGGGTGGCACTAATCAAAACACCGTTTTGTATTTAAACACCGATAGTGATCTTGATGCCGAGTTAGGCGCGGCTGATTCTGAACTGAAACGCCAGGTGGAAGCAGCGAAGCTTAATGCAGGCCAAAATTGGGCGTGCGTGGCGATGCCGTTAGCAGATGGCACTTTGTGGGATGCAGCGATTGATCTGGCAATGAATGAAGATATCCGCGTTGAGGGCATCTTTATTTGCACGCCGGTGACTACACAAGCCGAACTGACTGCACTGCAGGCGAAAGCGATTGAAATTAAAGCCAGCTATGGCCGTGAATTATTCGTTATTGCAACGGCTCGCGGTATTGATGCCGCTACCGAAACATGGGCGGCTTATATCGCTGACATTAATGATTTAACCGACAGTTTGGCGGCTGATTTAGTGGGTGTGGTGCCTTACATTTATGACGATGCTGCAGGTATTTATGCAGGTCGACTTGCAAACGACAGCGTAAGCGTGGCGGACTCACCGATGCGAACCAACACAGGTGCATTAGTGGGTGTGGATCAATCAACGTTACCCGTTGATGTGAACGGTGTTCGTTACAACAACGCGCATGCTAAAGCGTTGCACGATCAGCGTTTTTCAGTGCCGATGTATTACCCAGACTATGAGGGAATGTATTGGTCAGACGGCTTAATGCTTGATGTAACAGGAGGTGATTACACCGCGATTGAAAACCGACGTGTTCAACAAAAAGGCGCTCGCGCTGTTCGCATTGTGTTGATTGGCTTAGTGGCTGAACGTCGTATTAATTCAAGCAGCATCGGTGAAGAATGGGCAGTTGAGAAATTAATGCGTCCATTACGTGAAATGAGCAAAGAGGTCGTGTTCCAGGGTATTCCTTTCCCTGCGGAAATTAAACCACCGAAACCAGGCAATGTGGTGTTGCAGTGGGAAACGCGTGAAAAAGTGAACGTGTATATCAGCATGCAGCCTTACAACATCGCAAAAACATTAACTGCCAACATTGTGTTGGATTTATCTGGCGCAGACGCATAGGAGAGCAAAATGAGTCATTTATCAGGTAAAAACTTTGATGTGATGTTGGGTGACACGCTTATCCACATCGAATCCATGTCTGCAACCATTACCGACAACCGCCAAGCCGTGAAAACGGGGGGTGTGCCAGATGGCTACGTGGACGGTGATGTGAGCTGCTCTGGTGAGCTTGAAATTACCAGCAAAACACTCAATCGCATTATCGAACAAGCTAAAAGCGCGGGTAGTTTTCGTGATTTACCACCGTTTGACATTATCACTAACGGCACCTATTTGGATGAAAAACAAAAGATGGCGCTGTATGGCTGCTTATTAAAAATTAGCGACCTGCTGAACTTAAACCCGAACGGCGGCGAAAAGACCATGCACAAGATTGGTTATGACGTGACATCGCCAGACTTTGTGCGCATCAATGATGTGCCGTATTTAAGCGAATCTGACACAGCAGGCTTATAACCATGAGCTTAGTGATTGCAGGCAATGTGGTGCTGCCTATTTTTGCACCCGATGAAGTGATCATCGTTAATGCTGGCGTCACAGATCAGCAAGTCGATTTAAGTGGTGTGTTTATGTTTCGTTCTGAAACGGATCTGACTTACCGCATTAATGCGACTGGTGGTGATCAAGTGGCTATTTTGGCGCACGTTCCCGAGGGTAAAGGCCAAAAGACGACGTCGATTTATGTGGACGGCCCTGCTGTGATTCATTTATCGAAACAAAAACCAACATGAAGATTAACAGCACAGCACTTATTGATGCGTTTAAAGCGATTGACGCGCCGATTTATAAAGGTGATTACAACCTGAATTTGTTCGGTATTCGCAGTAATGATACCGACTCAAATGCGTTTAACGACATTTTAGGTGTGCTGTTCCAGGTGGCTGGTAAATGGAATGTGTTGTTGTTTGATGGCACGACTGATCCTGGTGTGTATTACCGCGAAAACCCGATCAACGTGGACGGCACCGCCATTTTGGCGCTTGGCCACCATCCTGGTTGTTGGGGGCTTGGCGTTCATAAAGGCAAATACCCTGCGCTGGTGCAAAAGGCACCGATGCGTGTTCACCGTGATGCTAACCACGACACACAGCTAGACACTGACACAGTCATTGATGAGGGTTTATTCGGCATTAACTTGCATTGCGCCAGCCAAAGCATAGTGAGTATGCAGGTGGGTAAATGGTCGGCGGGTTGCCAGGTAACAGCGGATAGTTTGGATTTAAATATTGTTGTGGCACTCGCTAAAAAAGCGGCCTCGTTATACGGAAACAGCTTTAGTTACACGCTATTGAGTGAGGAGCAGTTGTCATGAGTTTATTAAGCAAAATTGCAGGTACAGCCTTAGACGTTGCTGGCGTGTTCGTGCCTGGTGTTGCAACAGCTGCGAAAGTGATTAATGCGGTGATTGGTGAGGGTGAGCAGTTAGATCCTGAAAAATCAACTGGCCGTGATGTATTAGCTGCTTATGAACGATTGCCTGAAACCAGCAAACAATATGTTGACCAAGAATTTGAAACCAAAATGGCTGAAATTCAAGCTGGTGTCGACAACCTAAAATCAATGGTCAGTGCAGAAACAGCCAGCGGTAACACGCGACCGTTTATTGCCTTATTGATGGCATGGGCAGTGTTTTTTGCTGTATCGGGCGCGGTGTTGGTGTTGGGTGCTGCAGTCACCAGTGATGATTCAGTGCTGGTTGAAAAGCTGGGCGACACGTGGCCGTTATTGCTTGCCATTCTGGGCACGCCAACAGCGTTATTACGCGCTTATTTTGGCTTAAGGACGAAAGAGAAACAGGCACGTTATGCCGCCGCAACAGGCCAGCCTATTGCTGATGTGGTGGGTGGTTTAGCAAGGCTATTTAAAAAGTAACGTCATGGAGACAGTTATGAGCGATGAGCAATGCAATTTACGGCTGCAAAAGCTGGAAATGGTGCAAGAACAGCACAGTGACTTAATTGTGAAGTATGGCGCGTCGCTTTCATCAATAGAACGAAACTTATTGCAGATC